TAGAGGATCCTGTTGAAGAAAAGCCTGTAAAGAAAAAAGAAACAGTTAAAAAAACTGTAACTAAGAAAGCATCAAAGCCGGTGGCTCAAAAAAAAGCACCAGCAAAAAAAAGAGGAAGGCCTAAAAAGTCTAAATAATGGACGAATTAACAGTTTTAGATTTCGTAAAGAAAAGACTTACTGATCGAAAAAATCAGATAGAAGAGACACTTATGTCCGGAAGCCTAAAAGATATGGAACATTATAAATATTTGCAAGGCGAGCTAAGTGTCATATACTACTTGGAAGACGAAATAAGTGACTTAGGAAAACAATTATAATGTCAGAAGCAATAAAAAAAGATACGAGTATAGAAAAGGTAGCAGAAGCGTATATAGATCCGGAAGAAAGAGTCCTGGATCCAGAAAAATTAGATGCTTCCATATTAGAGCGTATGCCACAACCCACTGGTTGGCGTATGTTGGTTTTACCTTATTCGGGTAAAACAAAAACGAAAGGTGGGATTCTACTAGCAAATGAAACAGTTAGTCGTGAGGCATTGGCTACAGTCGTAGCGTATGTGGTCAAACAAGGACCGCAATGTTACAAAGACAAAGCCAGATTCGGAGATAAACCTTGGTGTGAAGAAAAACAATGGGTTTTAATAGGGCGCTACTCTGGCTCTAGGTTTAAACTTGAGGATGGTGCAGAGGTACGAATCATCAACGATGATGAAGTAATAGCCACAATTCTTGATCCAGATGATATAGTGAGCTTATGACAGTAGAGAATGACGTAAATGTAGCGCAACCAGAGGTTGACGATATAGAGGTAGAGGTTACTGAAAATGAAAGCCAGGTTGGAGATCAATCGGCTTCCGGTGACGACGAATTAGAGAACTACACAAAAAGTGTCTCTAAGCGTATTAATAAATTAAATGCGAGAAATCGTGAAACAGAAGAGAGAGCAGCTCAATTAGAAGCCGCTTTACGACAAAGAGAGCAAGAGGTTCATGCTTATTATCAACAAGCAGCCAACGCTCAACAGACTTTACTAGCAAAAGAAGAAGAGACTGTTGAGATAAAAGAACGCGAAGCTAACGAGTTATACAAAAAAGCTCACGCCTCCGGGGATGCTGAGTTGATGTCAAAAGCAGATACTTTGAAAAGCGAACTTGCCTTACAAAAAGAAAAAGTAAGGATAGCCAAACAAAGACAAGAGCAAGCTGTAAACAATACACAACAGGTACAGCCACAACAACAATACGTTGAACAGACTCAACAAACACCACAACCATCGCAAAAAGCCTTGAATTGGTTAGAGAATAACCCTTGGTTTGAAGAAAACGCCGAGGCTAATACTTATGCTGGAATGGTACATAATACTCTAGCTGGTGAAGGTTATGATACTGAATCAGATGAATATTACGAAGAGTTGAGCAATAGAATTTATAAAGTTTATCCGGATCTTAGATCCGATAATGCCGGACAAAGAGAGGACAGGCCCGCTGTGCAAAGAGTCGCCTCTGCTTCCGTAGGAAGTCGGCAAAAAACACAAGGCAAAGAGAACGGCGTACGTTTTACGAAATCCGAAGTCGAAACTCTACAAGGATTGAAACCACACGGCATGTCAGATGAAGCGTGGTTGAAATCAGTCGCTAAAGAAAAACAAAAACTAGCTACAAGGGAGGCAAAATGACAGAAGAAACAAACGTAGAAGTACATTCCAGAAAATCCCGTGAGTCCGAGTCTCACGATAATAATTCTCGCAGACAACCATGGAGGCCGGTAAGAAAACTAGAGGTTCCTGAACCACCAGAAGGATATGAATATCGTTGGATAAGAGAATCCATGCTGGGCCAGGAAGATAAAGCGAATGTGGCAAGAAGACTCAGAGAAGGTTGGGAGCTCGTAAGAGGGACCGATTTACCAGCTGAGTTTGCTTTTCCAACTGCTGACTCTGGTAGACATGCTGGCTATATATATAGCGAAGGACTACTGTTAGCGAAAATACCTGTTGAGACTCGTAATGAACGTAATGCTTATTATGAAGATCAGACTGCCCGTAAGAAGGAAGCATTAGATAATAATATATTTAGTGAATCCAGAAAAGACGGAAGGTATGTCAAGTATGACGCTGATAGAAGATCCAATGTTACTTTTGGGAAAAAGTAACGATCATAAATAATAGGAGAAATTCTTATGGCAAATAAAGATGCCGCTTTTGGATGTAAACCTGTTCGTATGATGGGTGGCGAACCTTATAACGGAGGACAATCTCGTTATAGGATAGCCAGTGGTGCTACTACACCAATATTCCAAGGAGATCTGTGCACACAGCTCACCGCCGGAGTAATCGGTAGACACGCTGCAACTGGAACTGTTCCGATTGTTGGAGTGTTTAACGGATGTAGATACACTGATCCCACTACAGGCGAGCAAGTTTTCTCAAACTATTATCCTGGTAGTATTTCTGCCAGTGATATTCTTGCTTTCGTGATTGACGATGCAAACGTCGTATTTGAAGTACAAGCAGACGCAGCAATGCCTGTTGCTGACTTGTTCGGAAACTTCGACATTGTAGACGGATCACCTGTAGGCAGCACACAGTCCGGAATATCTAATTTAGAGCTAGACGTAACAACAGGAGCTACAACTGCTACTCTACCTCTAAAAGCACTAGATATATCCCAGGATCCTAATAACGACGATGTAGCATCAGCAAACACTAATGTACTGTGTGTGATTCAAAACCACATCATGGGACAGAAGGGTGCTGGACTAGCATAAGGAGTTAATTAAATGGCAATTTCAAGAGCACAATTAGCTAAAGAGTTAGAACCAGGATTAAATGCACTTTTCGGGATGTCCTATGATTCTTATGATCAAGAGTATGAAGATATTTTTGTAATTGAGGATTCAAATAGAGCATTTGAAGAAGAGGTATTAGTCACGGGTTTTGGCGGCGCACCTGTCAAAACAGAAGGGCAGAGTGTTGAATTTGATAACGCTAACGAAAGTTTTAGCGCAAGATACACGCACGATACAGTTGCGTTGGCTTTTGCACTAACTGAGGAAGCAGTCGAAGACAATCTCTACGATTCTTTAGGTAAAAGATATGTTAAAGCATTGGCTAAATCTATGGCTAACACCAAAGAAGTCAAAGGCGCTGACGTACTGAATAACGCTTTCTCTTCCAGTTTTACTGGCGGTGATGGTGTTTCTCTAATCAATACTGCTCACCCCCTAGCCGGTGGTGGAACAGCTGCGAATAGAGCTACAACTATGGCAGACCTTAATGAAGCCTCACTAGAGGATGCTTTAATTGATATATCTACATTTACAGACGATAGAGGTCTGACAATATCTGTGCAAGCAGACAAACTTGTGGTTCCACCACAATTAGTGTTTGTTGCTGACAGAATATTACAGTCAAACCAAAGATCTGGAACTGCTGATAATGACATCAACGCAATCAAAAACACAGGTGTTTTACCTGGTGGTTACGTTGTTAATCATTACCTATCAGATCCGGATGCTTTCTTCCTCTTAACATCTGTGAACAGCATGGGCGAAGGTCTAAAAATGTTCCAAAGATCTCCAATGGAGACTTCTATGGAGCCAGACTTTTCAACAGGCAACATTAGATATAAAGCTAGAGAAAGATACTCGTTCGGTTTCTCGGATTGGAGAGGAGTCTACGGATCTCAAGGCGCATAATTTGAAGTCGTAACACACTTTATTACTCAGTGTTACAAAAGGGCCCTTCGGGGCCCTTTTTTTTGGCCTAAATTAATTGAATATTTATAGTTGTAAATAGTTGCATATTTATGCAAATATAGTAATATATCTATGTGAGACATGAAAACAACAACAAAAAAGGAGGAAAAATGACTTACAAAGTGCATCAAATAAAGATAAGGGACGAGATCATAGATCACGTCAATGGTCCAGAAGGTGGACACGCAGCCACGGCTGCCAAATATCCTAAGTACCATGCGTACTTGGAGTGTCAAAGGGGAGCTGAAAAATTCAAACCAGAATACTTCAAATACTTCGACGAGGTTTGCAAAATCAAAGAGGATGCTGGCATGGTCATTGAAGAATTTGGAGAAGAGGTCAAATACGTTGTCGATGATTGCGAGGAAGTATTCAGAGTCTTAAACGGCCTCTATTACGATGAAGAGAAGGAAAAAGACGAGGTTTACGACAACCACGTTTACGACTTCGATTACATGTATGTGAGAGGCAAAAGATACAGAGACATGCACAGCTTGAGCGTTGGTGACATTGTTGAGGATCCAAAAGGCAAGTTCCACATGGTTGAAGGTTTTGGTTTTAAAGAAGTTTTAATTGAAAAGGAGGTGGCGTAATGGCAATGCCTAGAGAGTTTTATATTCCGAAAAATGCAAAAGAAATCAAAGACGTAAACACCGACGCGGTAGCTTACGTTGAGGATTGGGAGTGCGGGACCAAGTACACTGCGATGGTTTTTGCTGGCAAGAGATCTAAGTATGACAAATACTATGGTTTCAAAACAGCAGAAAAAAGAGACGAGTATGTCAAACAATACTTTGAGGACATAGCAGCCAGCTACGAAAGCAAAAAGAAATATGCTGAAAAGAAAAAAGCTATGGCTGCTGAAAATCAAGACAAGTACGAAGTGGGAGAAATACTTTATAGCTCTTGGGGTTACGACCAAACCAACATCGACTTTTACCAAATAGTGAAAAAAACTAAAAGCATGGTGACTATACAAAAAATTGCTAAAGAATACTTAGATACTAAGTATGAAAGTGAGGAGTTAGTGAAGCCTGTAAAAAACGCTTTTGTTGGCAAAGAAATGAAAAAGAAAGTAGGAGCTTATGGGGTTAGCTTAAATACTTATGCTAACGCCAGCCTTTGGGATGGTAAACCTAAATATGAAACTGCTTTTGGTTGGGGACATTAAAAAAAATATGAAAAAAATATACTTAGACATGGATGGAGTTTTGGCAGATTTTGTCAAAGGAGTAGAGGGCCCGGATTACATAAACGGGCCCTTGGAGGGTGAAGGCCACTACGACGAGCAAAAGGCCGACTTCATAAACAAAAGACTTTTCAGAAACTTACCGGTTATGCCAGGCATGTTAGATCTAATCGCCCTGGTCAAAAACACCGGTTTACCCTGGGAAATCCTCACGGCTACCGGTGAGATCAACAGACCTTTGGTGGTGGCTGATAAGATGGCCTGGATCCACCAGCATGTAGATCCACACGTTGTAATAACTTGCACAATCAAGGGCAAACACAAAGCAGTCTTCGCTAGACCTGGCGATGTTTTGGTTGACGATAAGAAGTCTAACTGCGACGCCTGGGCGGCAGCTGGAGGTATAAGTGTTCACCACACCAGCATGCCTAGCACCCTGGCTCAACTTGAATACCTGGCCAACCAGGAAGATCTCAAAGTTGCGAATTAAATAGCCTAGTAGTATCATCAATCTTGTAGAACTAATTGTTGCGGGCATGGTGCTCGCAATGGCTATTTATAAGGAGGCTGATTATGACTACACACTTCACTTCTGGAGTTACCAATGTTGGAGCTGATTCAACATTAGGTAAATTAAAAGCTCCAGCACCCCATAAGTATCACACTTATTTTAATGATTTTGATACTTACCTAGCGTCCGATTGGACAATTACAACAACTGAGGATGGCACAGGATCCGCAACTGAGGCATTAGCTGATGGCGATGGTGGTTTACTATTAGTAACCAACGCAGCTGGAGATAATGACCATGACTTTTTCCAACTTGTTAAAGAAGGTTATAAGTACGAGGCTGGCAAACAGTTAGCATTTAACATTAGATTTAAAACTAATGATGCTACACAGTCTGACATTGTTGCTGGTTTACAACTGACTGACACAACACCATTAGATGTAACAGATGGGATCTTCTTTTTGAAAGCAGATGGCGCTGCTACAATCAGCTTTATTGTTGAAAAAGACAGCACACAGTCAACACTGACTCTGCCTAACTCTTTGGCCGACGATACTTTTATGACACTTGGTTTCGTTTACGATCCTAAAGATCAGAAGTTTCATGTCTTCCAAAACAATGTTCTAGCTGGCACAGTTGTTAGCACTAATGCTCCAGATAACGAAGAGTTAGCTCTGTCGTTTGGCATACAAAATGGTGCTGCTGCTGCAAAAACTTTGACTGTCGATTACATTGGCGCAAGCAAAGAACGTACAGCAAATACTGAACTGTAAGGAGTAAAACATGGCTGATACAGTAACCAGTCAAACCATACAAGATGGAGAAAAACTCGCAATCTTGAAATTTACCAATGAAAGCGATGGCACAGGTGAATCTTCTGTTAAAAAGGTTGACGTATCAGCGTTAGCTAGTAACAGTGCGGGTGCTGCTTGTACTTCGGTTTCAATTTCAAGAATATATTGGGCATGTCGTGGTATGGCCGTCGATCTCGAGTTCGACGCCACCACAAATGTTTTGGCAATACCTTTACCGGCTGATAGTACCGGTGACGAATATTATGATTTATTCACAGGTATTCCTAACAATGCGGGATCTGGTGTAACCGGTGACATTGACTTTACAACAGTAGGTCACAGCAACGGAGACGCTTATTCCATAATATTGGTATTGACTAAAAACTACTAGATGGCGACGACCAAAGACGTCACTAGATCTCCTAGCGGTAGGTTATCCTACCGCGGGGAGACGTTTTCTGGGTTTAACAAACAAAAGCGAACACCAGGCAAAAACAAAAAGTTTGCTGTTTTAGCTAAAAAAGGCGATCAAGTAAAAATAGTGCGTTATGGTGATCCGAATATGAAAATCAAAAAGGCTCAACCAGCGCGTAAAAAAAGTTTTAGAGCAAGACATAACTGTGATGCAGTGCAAAAGAAAAAAGATGTATTCACTGCGGGTTATTGGTCCTGTAAAAATTGGTAAATAATTATGTCACAAAAGAAAATAAACAAAGTAGTTAAAGGTTTAAAAAAAGCAAGCAAAACTCATGCTGGCCAGGCTAAAACGCTTGAGTCTATTAAGATGAAAAAAGGCGGTGGTGCAAAATCTAAAACACCATCTAATGTTGCTAACCCAGCTTTGTATGCAAAGGCCAAAGCAAAGGCTAAGAAAAAGTTTGATGTCTATCCGTCAGCTTACGCAAATGCTTACATGGTTTCCGAGTACAAAAAAATGGGTGGCAAATATAAAGGTGCTAAAAAAGCAGAGGGTGGTGAAATGAAAAGTTTGAAACCGATACCAGCTGCTAACAGAGGCTTGCCAAAATTACCAAAAAAGGTAAGAAATAAAATGGGTTTTATGCGTAACGGCGGAGAAGTAATGATGGTCCAGGGCAGAGGATGTGGAGCCATGATGGATAGCAAACGCAAAAAGACTAAAGTGCCTAGAGCTTAATGAAAAAAAAAGATCCAAAGGTAGGAACGGGTAAAAAACCAAAAGGATCCGGAAGAAGGCTATATACTGACGAAAACCCAAAAGACACAGTAAGTATAAAGTTTAAGACTATGGCTGACGCAACGCGAACAGTTAATAAAGTCAAAAGAATAAAAAAACCTTTTGCTAGGAAAATACAAATCTTAACTGTAGGAGAACAAAGAGCAAAAGTGATGGGTAAAAAAGGTGTGGCAGATATATTTAAAAAAGGCAAAGAACAAATAAGAAAAGCCAGGAAAAAATGAGTTTAACTAAGTGGTTCAAACAAGATTGGGTTGACATTGGAGCTCCAAAAAAAGGTGGTGGCTTCAAGAAATGTGGTAGATCTAAACAAAAAGCAGACGCTAAAAGAAAATACCCAAAATGTGTGCCAGCTGCAAAAGCAGCTCGTATGTCAAAATCACAAATAAAATCTGCGGTAAAACGTAAAAGAGCAAAGCCTCAAGGTGTTGGAGGAAAACCAACTAATGTAAAAACTTTTGCAGCTAGAGGTGGTATGATAAGATCAAAACCTAATATGGGTTTATACGGAAGGAGATAAACATGAAAAGAAGAAAATATATGGCCAAGGGCGGCGGTATGAAAGGGACCAAGGGCATGGCTAGAGGTGGCGGTATGAAAGGCACTAAAGGTATGGCCAAAGGTGGAGCTGCGGCAAGAGCCGAAAGGTCTGCTACTGGTTTTAGTAATATGCCGGCCTCAGTAATGTCTGCTCTTATGGGCGAGGGCACAAGAAAAGCTGGTCAAGCTAATGTTTTAAAAGGCACCAAGGGTATGGCAAAGGGTGGTGGCATGAAAGGCACTAAGTATAAAGCTGGCGGTGGCGGTATGAAAAAATCTAAGTACAGAGCTAAAGGTGGAGGCTTGTACGGCAAATAACTAATTACATAGGAGTTAAATTAAGTGGCGTATTTAATTTCCAACATCCCACAGTTTAAGTGCTGGGTGCGAAAAGAATTTACTGCAAATCACCAGGATTATCATGGAGAATATCTACATGCCCTGGCGTTTGCTGTTAATACAATTCCAGATAGATCTCTTTCTTTCCAGGTAGTGTTTACCGGGTGTGAAACCGATTTTGAGGATTATCCTGATGAAAACGTACATGGCGGAGCTATGTGGGCAAGGATGCCCATACAGGCTTTAGTAGCAGACGTGCCTCTGGATAAATGGCCAACCCCAATGGAAGATCACCTAGCACAACCCTGGGACTGTCTCAGTCACGAACATTCGGTAGTGGTTTTAGACAGAGTAAGCTCCTCGCCCTGGATATGCAAAATAGGCGGAGAGTTTTATACTGGAAGATACATGTTTACAGTAGATTACACAGAAAACAGTATCGCAGACGATCCGGCTCAACATAAGCAATCACATGTGTTATATTTAACTGACGCTGGAGAGTACACTGGCAATTTTGTAGCTTTACCTAACAATAGGGTAAGAGCAACAAACCCAGCTTTGTGGCGAGTAGGTGAAGGTGCACCAGACTTTTCTCCTAGTCAATGGGTACACTCAGCAGAGGGACATGAAAGTTACATGGATCCTAATATAACCTTTAACAACCTGTATAGTGAAGGAGAGACAGAAGAGTAATGGCAACATCAAGTAGCAAGAATTTTGAGCTAGACGTAGCTGATTACGTTGAAGAGGCATTTGAAAGATGCGGTTTAGAACTGAGAACCGGGTATGATCTAAAGAGTGCTACTCGTAGTCTCAATCTAATGTTGGCTGAATGGGCAAACAGAGGGTTAAACCAGTGGACCATAGCTGAAAAAACAGTAGCCATGGTCAAAGATACCAAGACCTATAATGTTGATAGTACAAACGCTACGGCACCGATTGATGTACTAGATGTATTCATAAGAGAAACAGTAAGCTCAGAAACTACGGACATACCAATGACCAGGTTAAGTAGAGCTGAGTATTCGCACATAACTACAAAGTCTACTACCGGCAAACCAAATCAATTTTTTGTTAATAAACAAACTACACCGACAATATCAGTTTGGCCAGCACCAGACAAATCGAGTACCTATACAGTACACATGAACGTACTTACAAGGATGGACGATGCAGATGTGGGCGCAAATACACTAGATCTGCCGTTCAGATTTTACCCTTGTTTGGCAGCTGGCCTCGCTTACTATATATCTATGAAAAGGGCACCAGAAAGAACAAATACCCTTAAAGCAATATACGAAGACGAGTTTCAAAGAGCTTTATCCCAAGACGAAGATAGAGCATCATTTAAGATACAACCTAATTTGAGGAGTTATAACAACGCGTAATGGCTTTTGCATCTGGAAAATATAGTTACGGGATCTGCGACATTACCGGTTTCAGATACAAACTAAAAGATATGCGTATGACTTGGGATGGGTTATTAGTTGGTCCAGATCAATATAGTCCAAAACACCCACAGTTAATGCCTAAACCAGCTCCCCAGGATCCACAGGCAATAAGAAATGCAAGGCCAGACATAGCAGACGATAACAATGCCTTTTTGGTTTATTCTAATGTTGGCGATGGCAAGCTGGGTTCAGTGCTTACTACTTTCGAGGTTACATCCGGCTTAGGTGAGGTTACAATAACGACATGAGCTTTACATACGCTACATTGAAAACAGCCGTACAAGATTATCTCCAGGTATCAGAGTCTACCTTTACAACTCAATTACCAAGGTTTATACAAGAATCAGAAGATCGTATATTTTCCCTGGTTCAATTACCCGATCAAAGAAAAAACGTCCAGGGCAACTTAACTTCGGGAAACAGATTCCTGGCTACACCAACAGATTTTTATGCACCTATGAGCTTGGCTATAATTAGCTCAAGCACTTACGATTATTTAGACTTCAAACACGCTTCATTTATAAAAGAATATTCACCAGGGACCACACAAGGAACACCCAAGTATTATTCTTTGTTTGATGAAACATCTTTTGAAATCTCACCGATTCCTGATTCAAACTATACAATCGAATTACATTACTTAAATAAACCAGGATCTTTAACCAGTGGTAGTGACAGTGGTACAACAACATTATCTTCGGATTATCCAGATGCGTTGTTGTATGGAGCTTTAGTGGAAGGAGCAATCTTTCTCAAAGAACCTCCGGAAGTCGTTGCCCAATTTGAAGGCCGATTCAAGGAGGCGATAGCTCGTATGAAAAATATATCAGAAGGTCGTGGCACACGCGACGAGTATAGATACGATTCAGTCCGCTCAAGCGTGACTTAATGGTACTAGAACATTTAGAAGGTAAATCCGTAGCAATAATTGGCCTGGGTGTGTCACAGGTAGATTTTGCTATAGGTCTTGAAAACTCAAGTACATGGGACGAAATATGGTGCATTAACTCTGCTGGCCTGGTTTATCCAGCCGACAGAATCTTTGCATTAGATCCGGCCAGTCGGTTTTTTGATTCAGACGATGCTGGCAAACAAACAAACGCTATGATAAAACTTATGTCGGAGTCTGATGTTCCCATATACACTTGTGAGGAAGATCCTAGAATTAAAAATCCAGTAAGATACCCTGTAGAGGATGTATGTAACGCAACCAAATGCGCTTACATGAACACAACAGTAGCTTTTGCCATAGCTTATGCTTTATACAATAAAGTCGGCAGAATAGATCTTTTTGGTATAGATTTCTCATATAAAGAAAACATGCACTTTGCAGAAGCGGGTAGAGCTTGTGTTGAGTTTTGGATTAGCAAATGTATGAGCGAAGATATAATTGTTGGCATAAGCGGTAGATCTACAGTTTTAGATTCAAATGTACCAGCAACAGAAAAACTTTATGGTTTCCATAGATTGGACAAACCTCTAGTAGCCGTACCGCACGAAGGTAGATTTTTGATCGGGCCTTTTGATGAAATAAACGAACAACTTGAAAAGGTTGGTCTTAAAATTAATGAGGATGTTGTACCACCAGAACCATACAAGGGGTGACTATGAGCAATAAGGGTGATTTTGTATTAGGTAATATTGAGGTACATTCAACACAAAACAAAGGACACGATCCAGAATTTTGGGCAGCACAGGCCACAAAAAAGATAGTAAGTATTTCGGATGATGCGCCAGAGCATATCAAACAACAAGCGGTAGCTTTTCAAAACCAAGTTTATACTGTAATCTTGTATTCTATGAAGAACGCGATTAAGTCGCAAAACACGACTTATTCGAATATACTAAGAGAACAAGGCCATGAAGACATGGCTAAAATATTGAAGGAGCTATAATGGCAATAACATCTGCAATATGCACAAGTTTCAAACAAGAACTACTTGTAGAAGGGCATAATCTCACGAATGGTGCTGACAGTATCAAACTAGCGCTTTATACGAGCTCTGCAACTTTGGGAGCGGGTACAACTGCGTTTGTAACCACAGGACAAGCTACAGGAACTAACTATAGCTCTGGTGGTAGTGCTTTAACTAATGTAACACCTACAACTTCTGGCACAACTGCCATAGTCGATTTTGCGGATCTTACTTTTGGTACGGCTACTGTAACAGCTAGAGGGTGCTTACTTTACAACTCAACAAACTCTAACAAGGCTATTGCAGCAATAGATTTTGGTGGAGATAAGACCTCAACAGCTGGTGATTTTACGATTGTGTTTCCAGCTGCAACTGCAACTGGAGCCATTATCAGATTGGCTTAGAGTGCAATAGGATATGTTAGAATCTAACTATGCCTCTAACCAAACTAAATTTTAAACCCGGAATCAATAAAGAGGAAACCGACTACTCTAATGAGGGTGGTTGGGTAGATGGCGACAAAGTAAGATTCCGAAAAGGCCGCGTAGAAAAAATAGGCGGATGGGAAAAGTTTTCACCCTCTTCAATCATTGGTTCAGCAAGAGCCTTGCACTCCTGGATTTCTCTAGGAGGATCCAAATATCTAGGTATTGGAACTACTAACAAATACTACATAGAAGAGGGTGGCACTTACAACGATGTCACACCCATACGAAAAAACACGACAAACGCAGCTACCTTTGCAGCAACCAATGGTTCATCTACTGTAACAGTAACAGATGCCAGTCATGGCGCAGTTAATGGTGATTTTGTAACTTTCTCTAGCGCTGTATCATTAGGCGGAAATGTAACAGCCACAGTATTAAACCAAGAATACCAAATAGATCTGGTTACAGGGACTAACACATACACAATAACCGCTAAAGATACGTCCGGAACAACAGTTACAGCAAATGCAAGCGATTCTGGTAATGGTGGATCTGCAACAGATGCGGCCTACCAAACAAATTCTGGATTAGACTTTTATGTAGAATCTACGGGTTGGGGTGTAAGTGCTTGGGGAGCTGGAGCTTGGGGTTCTTCTACTGCTTTATCTGACACCAATCAACTAAGACTGTGGACACACGACAATTTTGGTGAAGATCTTATAATCAATCCAAGAGGTGGAAGTATATTTCGTTGGGTAGAAAACGACGGCTTGTCCACAAGAGCAGTCCAATTATCCGCAGTGTCCGGGGCAAATCTTGTTCCGACAGTAGCTTTACAGGTGATTACCTCAGAAACAGACAGGCATTTAATTGTTTTAGGCGCAGATGCAATAAGTGGCAGCTCAAGAACTGGATCTATAGATCCCATGTTGGTAGCTTTTAGTGACCAAGAAAACGCTTTGCAGTTTGAACCACTGACAACGAATACCGCTGGTTCGTTACGTTTATCTTCTGGTTCTACCATTGTGGGCGGATTAAAAGCGAGACAAGAGGTTTTAATTTGGTCAGACACATCCTTATATTCAATGAATTTTATTGGACCACCTTTAACATTTGCCATAAATCTAATCAATGAAGGAGCTGGTTTAATTGGTCCGAAAGCAGCGGTAAACTCACCAAAGGGTGTTTTTTACATGTCGAAAAAAGGTTTTTATTTTTACAATGGAGCCGTGCAAAAACTGCCTTGTTCTGTGCAAGACTATGTTTTTTCAGATCTGAATGAAGGCCAGGCGTTTAAATGTTTTGCTGGTTTAAATGAAGAGTTTAGTGAGGTATGGTTTTTCTATCCTTCCTTAACAGATAACGAAAACGAAATATCAAGATATGCAATTTATAATTATGAAGAAAACTCTTGGAGCATAGGATCTTTAGAGAGATATAGTTGGTTAGCTGCTGGTGTCTTTGATAAGCCAATAGCTGCCGGAGAGGCATCATCTACTAAGTTTATTTATGAGCATGAAAAAGGATTTAATAACGATACTGATTCTATGGATGGTGTCTTTGTAGAATCAGCCGATATAGACATAGCAGATGGCGATAACTATGTATTTCTCAAAAAGGTTTTGCCAGACATATTGTTTGTTAATGACATTGGCACTAGCCAAAATGGAGCTATCAACATAGTCTTGAAACGCAGAGATTTTAGTAATCAAACTTTATCTACGGATTCAACCACACAAGTCACAGCCAGTAGCACCTTTGGATCTCTCAGATCCAGGGGCAGACAGTTTGTTTTGCGGTTTGAATCAGACGACGATAACACGGAAAGTGATAGAAAAAACTATAAGTGGAGATTAGGTAACACAAGAGTTGAAATACAACCATCTGGTAGGAGATAAATGAGCAAACTACTCCAAACCAGGTTACCGCTTGCAGATGGCCAGAGCGTTACTGCGGACACATTTAACAGATTAATTAGGATCCTGGAATTAAATTTAGGATCTGTAGATCCAAATGCGGTTCAGATCTTTAATTCAACAGAGATTAGCGAATTGCAATTTGCTACCGGAGCGATTATATTTAACTCTACAACAGAGGTTCACCAAGCGTTTGATGGCACTGAATTTAGGAACCTGTACGAACATCAAACTTACTTGACTGGATTGTCTGTTACAATGAGTTTAGGAACAGTAACAGTGAGTACACCATGAGCGCGTTAGAAGACAGTTTAAGAGCAGTATATAAATGACCACAAACACAGACAGTACCTATGGGTGGTTTGCGTAGACAAACCGGTGCAATGGTCACTGAACAAGAAATAGGTGAATACATGAGGCCGAGGACCGGCGCGACATTCACAGAAGATGAATTGAATAGAGCTATGGCGGTGCCCGGTAACATGGAAGAAATGCCAGAAGAACCAGAGCTTTCTGCCGAAGATCAAGAACTAGCAGATCGATTATTACAACTAGCAGAACAAAGAAGCCAAGCACCTTTAGTTGAGCTTACTGATACTTTACAAGCAGCCGGTACAGGTGAAGACACAATAATAGCTCACTTAACTCCAGGGGAAGTCATATTATCTCCCAAGTTTATGGAGGATCCTGAGTTTGAAAAAGCAGTAGAAAACAAGTTTAAAGAAATCGGAGAAGATCCAGAAAGATATGTTGCCGGTTCTGGTATTGCAAATCTTAATATACAAACTGGTGCACCAGAATACGGCTTTTTCAAGAAAATAGGAAAAAAACTCAAGAAGGTAGTAAAAAAAGTAGCTCCTGTTGCTATGTTTATACCTGGTGTTGGTACAGCACTTGGGGCGGCTTTAGGTGGCATAGGAGGCCTGGCTGGATCAGCTTTGACTAAAGTAGGTCTAGGCGGAGTAGCAAGCACTTTAGGAGGTGCAGCAAGCACCGCTCTCGGTGGTATAGCAAAACTAGGAATACCGGGCATATCTTCAATAGCTGGCGGTACGGCTGGTGGGTTTGG